CCTTGCGACTTCATTGGATCCAGATAGATATGTGGTTGCTGACTAGCTTCCACAACATCTTCAATAAAGAAGGCTCGATTCTTGGTAAATTGATCATCCGTGTGCAGGGGTGTATATGAAGCAATGGCACGTCCATAATGGAAACTATTACCATTTAACAAAAACTTCACATGTAATTTACATCGTAACAGGTTAAAATTCGTAACACGATTAATGACTCTGTCGTTCTCCCAAAAATCCTGCCAAGGATTGAATGTTTCGAAGAAGGTTCCTGTTGTAGCCCAACCATAAGATTGAATCTTAATTGGTCGGGAAAAGAAATTTCCTAAATCTGAATCACTCATATCGGCTTGACCGAAAGTGGCATCAGGCATGGAAGGGACAGTGTACTCGTAACCAGTATTCTGGTCACTAAAAGACAAAATTTCGTGAGATTGATCATTTCCTGTTTCATTTATTTTTACATTAAATTTACTAGTAACTCATTTTTACAAAACAGCGTCGTCGAGTCAAACAACACTGAAAGGAACGGTGAATTTAAGGCTGGCAAAACCTTTCCTCTAAATAGAGGGATGACACGAGGGTCATACCAATTGTGCAAAGCCTATTCTATATACAAGTTCACGGTTCACGACTAAAATACAAAATGGTAATCCATATACACAATGTTTCTTTAACTTTACATGCGGGCAACTCCGCATGGAGGGACATCTTTAAGTAGATCCGAACTATGCCGCCGGGGCATGCTTAGGGTATCTCCTAATGAAAGCGCGAACATAAGCACAAATTAGCTCATGTATATCATCACGCAATCGCTCATCCAAATCAATGGGTGGAGGAGGCCTAAGAAATGGCCGGGGGCGGAGCAAGGGTGCGACTGTCGGTCGTTCTCCAGCTTGAGCCTCAAAGAGGCTATAGTCACGGAAAACAATGTCGTAGTGCAACATAATGTGGGAAAGGAGATACAAAAAGATTCCTAGACCCAGCATGTTCCACACGAGCCAATCGATTCCAAGTGTTTCACCGCAGTTAATCACCTGGAACGAATCAACAATTTCGCCCTCACTCGAAATGACAGGGACAATGCGTTCCACGAAGCATTCACCGGACTGAACAGTAAACTGCTCAGCGTCATCAACTTCCTCTTCCAACTTCTCGTCGAGGTAGCGATCCTTCCAGTGGGCGACTTGGTAATCAAAGTCCTTGTCCAATTGGGTGCAGATGTGGTCGATTTGGGTCATCTTTGCAACTTCTTGCATCTGTGACCGGCGGAACTCATAGACTTCACGTCCATGGTTGAACCACTCTCTTAACGCACCATCGATATTGTCCGCCGCCAGTTTCTCGCGTGTGTTTGCTTTTGACAGAAGATTGGCATGAAGACTCTTGAAAATAGAATCCTCATCCAATGCTCCCATAATGTGCCCAGTTTCTTTACAATAGACATTCTTCCTCTTCAGGAAATCTGCGTCTTTGTCAAGCATAAAAGGCGTGGGAGTTGACTTTTTGTCAGGCATAGTGAATTTCATATCATGATCTGCAAAGAACTTAGCAACATACAAGTGATTAAACTTGTCGAAGCCACGTCGTACAGAACTCTTGACATCATCACCATAAGTCATCAAAGCACACACGGAACGGAACAACATCTTGCAAAATAAGCCGAAGAGAGAATAATATGCACACCGAAATAATAGAGAATTCACAATTGAGTTTATATACACAGTCAGATTCTGCCCCGAAGGGTTAGAACCTATTAACTGAAGCAAATCTCCATTGTAAGCCATAACAGCATAACAAATATCGGTAGCAATTCCTCTCATAATCAGAAGATCTTCTTCGCTATAGCCACACAGGCGAGCGATGTTAATCAAGATTCTGAAAGCGGCAAACATGACTTGAGCAGGCATTCGAAGGTCGTACTTACTATAATCTCCAGCAAGGATACGATCTTTTCCAAATTTCCGCATATGATCTCCCATTTCGGACCAATCGGGCCCCATGCAATTCACTCCAACCGCGCATTCAGAGATAGCGGGGAATAGAGATAAAATTCGCACAATGGGAAGAAAATACATTCGAGTCAATAATTGCAAGACAACAGGGGCAGCTTGGAACACACGGACTTTGTCCTTGTCGAGTGGAGTAGGCTCATCTTTCAAACAAGCCTTGAATACTGGGTAATACCTTTCTTGATTTAGGTACGCTTCCTTTGCTTTCGCAACTTCATCCCAGAATTTCTCATCCAACTCGGCAGGGCACTGAAAACCTTCAAACATCTCAGGATCCAAATACGTCAAATGATTCCTTTTCGGACCACTCAACGGGTATCCAATAGAGGTATTCGGAGGCATCTTGTCCACAAATTTCTTTCCATCAATTCCACAAACTGTTTCCAT